GCCAGGCGAAGCGGAGCGCGAGCTCGGGGAGGATGTAATCGAGGAGCTTGGTCGGCTTGTCGATGACGATAAGCATCGACTCGGTCCGGCACTGCTGCTCGATGGCCTTGCACGAGTTGAAGAAGTCGGTTGAGAAGAGCGTTTCGGGGATACCCGGGCAGCTCATGCCGAGCGGGAAGATGTCGTAGTCGGAGCTGTTGTTGCTGCGACCGTCGGTCGAGAGGAGCAGGCTCGAGAAGATGGTCGTGAACGAGCCAGACAGGATGACGACCTGGCGCACGGTGAAGACATCATCCGGGTCATCCACCGTTAGACCCACGTAGACATCGTTGCCCGACACGAAGCCGGCCACCCCGCCGGCGGCGCCGACGCCCGTGAGCTCGGTGTCGCTCGCCTTCTTGGCGAAGTGAAGGTGGCCGTTCCCTGCGATGATGAATCCCCAACTCTCGCCGGCCTGCGGGATGGCGTCGAAGGGGGCCGGCAGGAGCGACGGAATATCCACCCACTCGCCCTGCGTCTTTTCGAGGTCGATGGAGCAGCCGGCGGCCGAGTGCCCGATCTCGTAGAGTCCCTGGAAGGGCTTGACCCGGTACGGGGCGCCGCTGGACACGAAGGCGTATTCGGCCTTGTCGCCGCTATCGCGCACGACCCAGAGCGGCCGGCTATCGAACTCGTCGGTCAGCTCGTCATCGCTGCCGTAGCCGAGGAACAACATGGGAAATGCGTCCGTGCAGCCGAATATGAGCCAGCGCTGCTGGGACGTCGCGAACGTCGCGCCGATCTGGAGGCGCCGGCCGACGTCCATTTGCTTCAGGCCCACATGCCAATCGGCGTTGAGCCCGGCGGCGTTCGCGAGCCAGTTGTTGAGGGTCGAAAGAAACTCCTCGAGCGAGTAGTAGCCCTCCTGGACCTCGTCGGTGCTCCCGGGGGCGCCGGAGACCACGGTGAGCGTGGCGCTGGCGGACGAGACGTTCTCCTGAGCGTAGAACGCCTGGCCGGCGACCAGACGGATCCCGGGTTGGACGTAGCCTATCCACTGGTCCTTGAGGAGGGTGCAGTCGCGGATCTGCTTTCGCAGGTCCTCGCACTGGATGACGGTCGCGCCGAGTTCGCCCTCCGCCAGGCCGACGATGACCCCCGCGAACTCGAGCCGTGCCTGGCCGACGACATCCCAGACCCCGCCGACGACCCGGTGGCAGTAAAGCGCGACGTGCCGGCCGATCCAGGTCTGCGGCAGGTCAGTCACCTTCGAGGGCGACGAGACCGCGTAGTCGAAGTTGTCGGGGAAGGCGTGCGGCCGGGTGTAGGGACCTGCCTCGGCCTCGAAGGGCTCGAACGACTGGCTGTTGGTGATGGTAAAGGTCGTGCCCGAGGCGGCCGACATCTCCATCCGCTTGGAACCGACGAAGATGGACTGGCCGGCGGTCGTCCAGCTCGAAGCGTCGCGCACGGTGAGCGTCCCGGTCCCGTCCGCGTTCGGCTGATAGAGGGCGCCTAGGTGCGTCTGCTTGGTCGGCTTGCTCTTCCAGACGGCGACGCCGAAGGTGTCGTTGGCGTCCGGCTGGATCTCGAACGTCAAGCTCGGGACGTCGAAGTCGGCCTGCCAGGGCGCGATGGACTCGCGCAGGCTGCCGCGGATCTTCAGGCCGGGCAGCGCGCGCGGCCAGGTTCCGCCGTAGGCGACCACGACCCGGTTGGGGTCGGCCGCGTCGCAGAGCACGTAGTCGTAGCCCTCGATGACGAGCGAGTAGCCGACCTGGACCGCCGCCTGCGTCGAGAGCGCTGTGCTCGTCGTGCCCATCGGCTAGAGCGTCCCGGCCTTGACCTCGACGGAGATCATCCACGCGGCCGCGGACGTGCCCCAGCTCGGATCGGCGACGAGCGCATTCGCCGCCGTGGCGACCTCAAGGGAGGCGTTCGTTGCTGTAGTTCCGACGTCAGCCTGCTCGGTGAAACCTATCCCTGGGGTCGCCGTTTGATTTGCCGCGGTGGCAACCGCGTAGAGATGGACGTTGTGAACGTCCTCGAATAGCGCAAGGGTGTTGGTCAGAGTCAGGACCGCCGAGCCGCTCGTAGTGACCGTTTGGACGATCGCCCCCGAGCCGTTCGTGCCGGATGTATCGACCCCGGAGAGCTCGATGAGCGCCCAGCACCAGGAAAGATGCGACGTCGCGAAGGTAACCGTGATGGCACCGCTCGACGGCGACCCGCCGAGGGCGCGCCAGAGCGACAGCTTTCGCGTGCCGGTCCCGACCGAGCCGACGTTGACCCAGGTCAAGCCGCATCCCGTAACCGAGGTCGGTACCTCGCCGAGTGTCGAGTGCGTGGCCTCAACGGCCAGGAGCTCGAGCCGGTTGGCTCCCGGGCTGACGCTCGCCGTCGCGAAGCTCGTGCCGTCCGTGGTCGAGCTCGAGCTCGTGAGGGTCGAGACGCCGATCGTCGCCCGCCCGACGCCCGAGCCGAGCCCCGCCGTCTCCGTGCCCGGGACCTGGATGAGGGGCGGGAGCTTGATGGCCCACATCCCGGTCCAGTTCTCTTGCATCTGGTTGGGCCGGAAGATGGAGGCGTCGGTCACCGCGTAGGTACCGAACGTCGTATCGTCGGAGGCGTCCGGGTACCAGCGAATCGGTCCGCTCGGGGTGCCCCACCCTGCCTCGCCGTAGACCCCGTCGAGCCAGAACTGCTCGAGCGACTGGTTGCCGGTCGTCTCGCTCGCGATCCAGGTCCGTTCGCGCCGGTTGGCCGGCCATCGGAGGTCGTCGAGCCGGACGCGGTGCTGCCCGTGGCGGGCGTAGACGTAGCCGGCGAAGTTTCCGACCGAGCGAAAGTCGCCCTCGGGGTAGCCGCGCCAGGTCCCGCCGCCGTTCAGGTTGGCGAATGGGCAGCTCGGCAGCCAGACCGACTTCATCGCCTTCTGCCCGACGTGGCTGGTCGCCGATCCCTCGTCCGCCGTGAACCCGAGGAGGTCGCGGAGGTCGGTCGAGATCCAGGTGATGAGCTTGGCGACGCCGAACGTGATGGTGACTACGCCGGTTCCGAACTCGCCGAGCGACCCGGTGACCGTGCAGGTGGTCCCGGACGCGGTCGCGAACGCGGTCGCGACGGTGGCCAGGAAGTCGCTCGCCGTGGACCCGGTGCTCGACAGGTAGTAGGTGCCGGCCGCGATCGTGGCGGTGCCGGCGCCGACGGTCGCAGTCCAGCCGCCGGTCGGGACCGTGATCTGCGCCTCGAGCCGACCAAAGGTCCCCATCAGCGCCGCCCCCGGATCCGGTCGGTGTGGCCGCTATAGCTATTGCCCTTGCGGATGGCCTTGTAGATGAGCTGCTGCTGCTCGATGTCGGTGAGGCCGAAGAAGTCGCGGCCGAGCAAGATGACGGTCTGTTGCGTGCCGCCCTCGCCGCCCCGTCCGCCGCCTCCACCTCCACCGCCGAGGTGATAGCCAGCTCCCCCGCCGGAGCCGCCGCCGCCCGAGCCCCGGCTCGCGCTCGGGACCGAGCCAGCGCCGAGCGCGCGCGCGAGCAGGCCGAGCGCCACGGCTCCGGCGCTGGCCTCGGCGGCTGCGGCTCCGTACTGCGCGGCAGCGGCGAAGCCGGCCGGGTTTCCGAAGAGGCCCATGGCGAGAGCGCCAGCCGCCAGGACGCCGTCCTTGATGGCCTCGCCGGCGAGCTGGGCGGACCCCGAGAGCAGCGCGCTGGCCGCCATCTGCTTGAAGGCCTGGCTTGCCGATCCGGAGCCGGTGATCCAGGTCGCGAAGGCGCTGCCGGCCGCGTTCTGGATGCCGCGGAAGCCGATGACGATAGCGCTCATCTGCTCGGGCGAGCCGAAGATGGCCTCGAGCGCGTTGTGGACGCCCTGGAGCTGGAACTGGCGCTGCGCTTCGAGCGCCGCCTTGACGGACTCGTCCATCCCCGAGGTGAGACCGTGCATGTCGCGGAGAAACGCCCGGGTTGACTCGGCGTCGGCACTGATATCCCGGAAGCCGGACCGCTGCGACCTGTCCTGCTGATAGACGGAGGCGCCTGCCCGGTAGAGGTCGGCCAGGGCGCCCGGGACCGCCGCCCCGACGTCGTAGGTGTTCCCGAAGTCGCGGAGGATGTCGCCGGGGGCGTTGGGATCGATGACCATCCCCGGCTTGCCCTTGGCGGAGAGCCGCTTGGCGAGCGCGACCCAGCCGAGCTGGGCTTTCGTGACGCCGGCGGCGAAGAGCTCCTGCACCGGACGCAGGAGCTGGTTCTCGTCCACGTGGAGCGAAGAGAGGTCGAAGTTGGTTGCCCCGTCCTGAGAGGGGGCGTTCTCAGCGCCCGGGCCCAGGAGGGGATGCTGCTTTCGGTAGGCCGCCTCGAGCCAGCCCGCCCTCTGCTCGTTGAAGGGCGTACCGAGATAGCTCACGGCATCGGCGAACGTGCCGACCAGCTTCGCCATGATCTCGAGCAACGGGGCCAGGCTGATGACGAGCTTTCCGGCCGCGCCCTTGAGGTCGTCGAAGGCGTTGTTCAGGCTCACGCCGGCGCGCCGGAAGTTGTCTCCGGCCATGGCCGTGTTTCCGCCGAGGCCCTTCCACAGGCCGTCGAGCTGCTTCAAGACCCCCTGCTCGTCGGTCGCCGTGATGCCGAATTCCTTGAGCGCCTTGGTATTGCCCTTGGCGATCGACTCGGTGAGCGCGTCGATGGTCGGCTTGAGCTCGACACCCATCGTCTTTTGCAGGGCGAGCGCGCCGTGGAGGACCTCTTCCATCTGCTCCTGGTTGAGCTTCCAGGTCCCGTGCATCGCCTTGCCGGCGAAGGCGAGGAGGTCGTCCTGCTCGACCAGGCCGGCGGTCGCGTCGGTCAGGCGGTCGATGTTGGCGCCGGCCGCTGCCGAGGCGAGGCGGAGATCCTCGAGGTAGGCGTTGGCGGCGACCTGCGCGCCCTTGTAGAGCGCGACCAGGCCGCCGACCGCCGCGCCGACCTTGAACCAGGTCTTGACCTGGTCCTCGAGCGACGCGTTCTGCTTGTTAAGGTCGTCGAGCAGCGCCTTGGCCCGGTCGCGCTCGACGCCCTTCAGGCTCGCGATCGCGGCCTTGGCCTCCGCGGTCTCGGCGCGGAAGACGGTCAGGACCGTATTTTTGAAATCAGCCATCGCGGTCGCGGTTCATGCGGGCGGCCTGCATCTCGGAGACGGCGCAGGCTGCCACCTCGACGAGCTCGAGGAGGTGAGGGGAAGGTCGCTCCCGTCCGACGAAATGGTCGAGCTGCCCCTTGTCCCAGTGGAGGTGCGCCCGGAGCGCTTCCTGGGCGAGGGGGAGCTGGATGAGGTAGCCCGGGCAGGTGTCGGACTCAGGCCGGGGCGCGTCGCGCGGCAGCGGGTACTGACCGGGGTGCTGGGGTAGTCGAGGCAGGAATCCGCAATTCCATTCCTGATACCGGGCGCACTTCGCGCAGTCGAGGTATTCGGCCGCACCGGCGTGGCCCTTCGCCATGCCGTCGCGGCGAGCCTCGTACACGAAGGGTGCGATCCGGATGCCATCGACTACCCCTTCCGAGGGCGCTGGGCGGCCCCTTCCGTCAGCTCGGGCAGGATGCCGGCGTCTTCGAGGAAGGCCATCTGCTCCTCGATGACCGCAGGCCAGCCGCGCCGCTCCGGGTCGGCCGCCCGCTTGATGTCGAGCTCGCCTCCGGCTGGGCCCTGGAAGCCGCGCACGCCGACCAGGGTCAGCGCCACCGCGTGGAGGCCGACCTGGAGGAGGCCGCCGTCCGAGCGGGCGAGCTGGTCGCCGAGCCAGGCGCGCTGCGTTGGCCGGAGCTGGCGGAAGCGCCAGACGGCCGGCTCGCCGCCACCCTCGCGCCTCGGGACCTGGCTGAAGTCGCCGGTCTCCTTCGCGCGCTCGTAGGCCTCCGCGAAGCCCTCAGCGGTCTGGTCGAGCGCCGGATCACCCCGGCTAATGAACTCGTAGTCACCCACGAGCGTCTGCGTCTTGAGCTGCATCGCGCCTCCCTCTACGCCATCGCGAGCCGCACCGGCGAGGCGGTGAGGTCGGTCGTGGTCGTCCCGCCGAGCTGGGCCTCGAAGGAGACGCGCTCGCGGTTGTAGCCCTGGTGGTTGACCTGGATCGGAATCGCCTTGCAGATGGCCAGCCGCGGCCAGTACACGCCGAAACCGCGGCCGTCGGCGCAGGTCACGCTGTAGCAGGCGTGGTAGAAGACGCGCCCGGTGTTCTCGTCGGTGTCCGCGCGGGCGCGCCAGGTGTCGGGCCCGTCGTTGTCCACAGTGATATCGAGCGTCGCCATGCCGGCCTTTCGTCGAGCAGCCTGGATAACCTGGCCCTCGGTGTTGCCGCCCGGCCCCATCAGCCCCTCGCCCGACCAGCCGAGGTCGAAGCCGATTTCGCGGAGCTTGCTCTCGCTCGAGCGGGTCACGGTGCCGACCGCGGCCCAGGCGAACGAGCCGTTGACGACCGGCGACGAGGCGTGGCGCTGCGGGACGGTCGCGCTCGGGAAGGTGGTCGAGGCGGTCACGACCGAGGAGACGCCGATCTCGATGGTCACCTCCGGGATCTGGCCCATCGACACGCCGCTGAACTGCGGGGCCGACAGCGGGAAGCAGCCGCGGAGGTCGTACTGGCCGTTCGAGGTGAGGACCCGGAGCCGGAAGGTGGTCGGGACCTCGAACTGGCTCGGGGTGAGGCAGTACGGGTAGATCATCTTGCCGGCGTAGAGGACGTCCCCGTTGTTCGGGGCGGCCGGCGCGGCCAGGAGGAGCGTGAGGTTGTTCGTCGAGTGGGCCGAGACCGGCAGGAACTGGCCGCCGACCCGGCCGTCGCCGATGGACCCGCCCCGGACCAGGGCGCCGGCGACGACGCCGCTCGCCGCGGTCGTGGTCGGGATGGTCGCCGTGCCGCCGGTGAAGGTCGTCCCGGTCGCCAGCGAGGAGGCGACGTTGCCGACGATCATCCCGAGGAAGGTCGCCAGGTCCGAGCTCGAGACCGCGCCGGCCTGGGTCGCGCCCATTCCGGTCATGCGCATCTTGAGCGTGACCTTCGCGCCGGTCCACGGCATCCGGACGTGCTGCGTCCCCTCCCAGGGCCGCTGCTTGACGAACGGGACCGGTTCCATGGCCCGCGAGCAGCCGGACAGGTCCACGGCGGTGATGAGGGGGAGCGCGGTGCCGAAGGTCGTCGAGACCTCGGCGAACGCAGCCTCCGTGTTGTACTGGACGTCTTGGAGTTCAGCGCTGTAGGTCACAGTTCTTTCCTTGGCTCAGGCGGCCTTGATCTCGATGGACAGGAGGAGCGAGAGCGCCGACGTGCCCCAGGTCGGGTTGGCGGTCAGGGCATTGACCGCATCCGCCGTCTCGAGGGAGGCATTCGATAGCGTAACCATCACGTCGCTGCGCTCCGTGAACCCAGTCGCCGGCGTCACGTCGCTTTGGTTGGCGGCCGTTGCGACCCCATAGGCGTGAACGTTGAAGGCATTCTCGAATGCCGCCAGGGTATGGCTCGCCCCAAGAGCGGCGGCTGTCACGGTCTTCTTGATCTGCTGGATGGCACCGCTGCCGTTCGTGCCGCTCGGATCGATGTCCCGATAGGCCGCCACCGCCCAGCAGCACGACGTATGGCTGGTCGCATGGGTGATGGTCAGGGCGCCCATGATCGGCGAGCCGCCGCGCGCGCGCAGAAGCGTGATCCTGCGTGTCGGGTTGGTCGCCGGCAGCGTATCGACCTGCACCCAGGTCAGACCGGCGCCGGTCACGGTCGGGGCTTCAGCGGCGGTATTATGGTTCGACTCCACCCAGATGAGGACCAGGTCGTTCGCAGTCGGCGTGATCGCCGCGGTCACGAAGGTCGTGCCGTCGGCGGTGGAGCTTCCGTCCGCGAGCTTCCCAATGATCGTGATTGGCGTCCGCGGCACCGCGGCGACGGTCACCGAGCGAGTCTTGCTGGAGCGCGCGCCGCCGCTATCGGTCGCCGTGAGCGTGACGCTGTAGGTCCCATCCGCCGCGTAGGTGTGGTTCGGGTTCTGGGCCGTGTCGGTCCCGCCGTCGCCGAAGTCCCATGCCCAGGAAACGATGGTCCCGTCCGGGTCGGTGGACAGGTCCGTGCAGGTAATCCCGAGGCCGTGGCTGTCGAGAGAGAAGTCCGCCGTGGGCGGCTCGTTGGCCGGCGGGATGGCCATGTCGAAGCCGCGGTCGTATTCCAGCTCGAAGACGAGACGGAGAACGAAGCAGGCCGGCCGCTCGTCGATGTTGGTCGCGACCAGACGGGCGGCGTGGAGTCCGGTCCCCAGCCGATCGTAGTCGGCGTAGCCGCGCTCGCCGATCGCCGCCCGGATATCGTTGATGTCCCAGTCGATGAGGGTCTCGATGCGAACCCCGTAGCCGTCGATGAGCTTCGGATAGGCCACGAGGACGGTCTCGCTGTGGCGCACGAGATCCGTGTTCTGGTCGAGGTACTTCTCGTCCTGGTAGTCGAGACCGTGCACAATCTCGAAGCGACGCAGGGGGTCGATGGCCTGGTCGGCCCACGCAACGAATCCGCCGCCGCCCTCGGCGACGGGATCCCAGGGGCGGAACCGACCGAGCCCTGCGAGCTTCCTCGGCACCACGGCCCGGAGCGTCGTGACCTGCTGAGCGCGGATCCTCTCCCAGGTCGTCCCGCTGTCGGCGTAGCGCGCCGGCATGAGGTCGGCCATGCGGTTGCCGAGCGTGATGAAGGAGTCGGCGTCGTAGTGCTGGACGCCGTCACGCAGCGCGAGATCGTCGGTCGGCGCGAGCGCCACGCCTGGCACGAACTGGGCGACGCGTCGCTGGCGTTCGCGCGTGATGTCCGGCGACGTGAGGACGTCGGCCGGGCATAGCTCGTTGATGACGAACGGAACCGGCCCGTACTCCTGCCGGAACCTCGTGATGAACCATGCCAGCGCTCCGTAGTAGCCGCGCGCCACCGAATCGGAGGCGGAGTCGCCCTCGCCGTGAATCCAGAAGACGCCCGCGACCCGCGAGCCGGCCGGCAGCTCGGCCAGGCGGGCGTCGATGTACGTCGTCATGTACTCCCACAGGGAGTTGTCGGTGTCCGGCTCCCAGTACTGGTTGAGATTGGTCCCGCTCGTCGCCTCCTTGAGGAGCGCGATGTTGGTCCCGAACCGCTCGAGCAGCCGCCGTCCGGCCGATAGCTCGATACCCATGGCGTTCCCGTAGGGGCCGACTTGGCTGCCCCATCCGGTCGAGACCTGGGCCGGGCCGCCCAAGAAATCCGTCGGGCACTCGCGCTCCTGGGCGTACAGCAGGTCGTAGGGCGTCGCGTACCAGGCGTTGCCCGCCGACAGGTCCAGAGAGCTCGCGCCGCCGACCGCGTTGGACTGTCCCGCGATCAGGTAGACGTCCAGCGGCCTGGTGCCGACGTCGGTCACGCGGTCACCGCCCGTGCAGGCTGCGAGGACAAGCAGCAACAGGAGTAGCGTCCGCGTCCGCACATCAGCCCGCCTTCACCTCGACGGCCACCCAGATGGACGCCGAGGAGGTCGTCCAGCTGGGGTCGGCGCTGTTGTCGTTCACGGCATCGGCCGTCTCTAGCCCGCGGGATGGCAACGTATGCGAGACGTCTCCGCGCTCTTGGAAGCCAGTCGCTGGCGTCGTCGCCTCGCTGGCGGCGTGCGACACGCCGTAGGCGTGGACGTTGTTGGAATGCTCGAAGGCAGAGAGCGCGATGGTACAGGTCGTGTTCGCCGAGGCCGAGTTGGCCGTGTTTTGCACGATCGCGCCGCTACCGTTGGTTCCGCTCGTATCGACGTTCCGGTACTCGACCAGCGACCAGTGGCATCCGGTGGTCGCGTCGCCGGCGCCGAAGGCGATAGCGATCGTCCCAGGGCTCGGAGCGCTCCCCATGGCCCGATAGAGCACGATGAGCGCGCTCGTTCCCGCGGCCTTCCGGTTCACCTCGACCCAGGTCAGGCCGTTGCCGGTGATGCTCGTCGGGCCGCTCACCGTCGTGGCCGTCTGCACGACCCAGAGCAACTGGAGCGCGTTAGCCGTCGGCGTGACAGACGCCGTCGTGTAGCTGTTCTGATCGACGTTAGACTCGCCGGTCGTCAGATGCGCTGGAACGATCGTGGCCCGCCCCTGTCGCGCCGATGCGAACGTGGCCAGCCCAACCGGGTCGCCCCGTGACAGCCAGTCATCGAGTCCGGTCCGGTTCACGCCGGATCGAGCCTCGCGAGGGAGCAGTCGCCGGCCGTGGTCTGCTGGATGAAGTGAACGAATGCGTTCGTGGTCCCCGAGACGTCCGGGTTAGCGAGCGGGATAACCATCCCGGCCTTGACGAAGATGTTGTTGGCCGTGTCGGCGGCGGCGGCTCCCCCGGTGACCGTGACCTTGATCCAGCAGTCCTGTTCGCAGGTGAAGAGATAGGTCTTGCCGTTATCCATCGGGTTCGTGAACTTCTGCGACGTCCCGCTGGTGGTGCCAACCTGCGTTGATGTGATGGCGTAGGGCACAAATCACCTCCGAAAGATGGGAACGGCCGGGATCACGCCCCCGGCGCCGGTTGCATCGCTGGCGATCGGGACCTTCGGACCGGTCCGGAAGACCTTCCCCATGAACGCCCCGTACTGTTTCTCGGCGTCGTCCAGCGCAGCGGTGTCGCCGCGGCCGGCGAGCAGACTCATGCGCGCCAGGACGCAACCGAATCGGAGGAGCGTGGCTCGATTGACCGCGTCCTGGCCGCGCACCCGGTCGTCGTCGAGGTCGATATCGACCAGGTCCCACCGGAACTGCTCGTAGGCCTCTTCGAGCAGCCGCCGCCCCTCGTCGCCCTGGTGGAGACCCGGCAGGCGCTGCCGATAGCCCGGGTACATCGCCTCGACGTCGGCCGGGAGGAGCGTATGCCCCTTCGGGTAGCGGACGAGGTCGAAGTCCGAGTCGTGGACGTACGTGACCCCGCCGACTACGTAGACCCAACGGACGCGGTAGCCGGGGAATGCGTCCTGGTCGTCGGTAATCTTGCTCTTGTCCGCGACCCAGGTGGACGAGAGGCCGATGGTGAGGCGGCAGCCCTGGAAGGTGGCGCCGGCGGCGTAGTCGTTGGCCAGCGGGTCGCGTGCGGTCACCTGCGTCGAGGTCACCGCCTCGACCTCGACGATCTCCGTCTGGCCGCCCGCGTTCGTGACGAGGTACTGGCGGCCGACGACAATCCCGGTCGTCGAGGTGAGCGTCAGGAGCCGCGGGTTGGTCTGGCTGAGGCCGCTTGCGACGCTGACCGTCGTGTTGACCGAGTCGATGGCCGCGGTTCCGGTGGTTGCGCTCTCCGTCTGGGCGTCGTCCGCGGCGCCCATCTGATAGACGGTCACGCCCGTCACCGAGCCGGCCTGCCCCTCGGTCGCGTCCCAGATCAGGCTCTGACCGGTGACCCCGAAGATGATGCTCTGCGACCGACGGCTCATTTCACCCACCACGGGCCAAAGCGCCCGGTCGAGCGGTCGCAGATGTCTTCGATCTTCCGCCGAAGGACTCGCTGCTGGTCGTCCAGCCGGAGCCCGGCGTATTCGCCCTTGCCCCGCTGGTAGTCCTGGAACGTCAGGATGAAGTCACGCGCCAGGTCGCCGCCCTCGTAGTCGATTTCACGGCTGGGCCGGAACATGCTCTTGGGTTTGACGAGCTGCCCGAGACGGTTCCAGGCCGCCTGCCACTTCGCGTCCATGCGGCGGAGCGGGGTATCGAGCAGACGGTCCTTCTTGGGCGCCTCCTGCGCGGGGATCGGGCGACGCCAGAACTTCGCTCCGGTCTCCTGGGCCATGTCCGCGGCCCGGTCGTCGCTGCGGAAGCGCTCGTGCGCGGCCGGCGCCTCGTCCTTGACGGGGGCCGGCTTCGCCTCGCGCAGCACGGCGTCCGCCTGCGCAAGGTCCTGGTTGACGATGCGCTCGAGCGCGCGCGAGTCCACCTCCGCCCCATGGGAGCGGACCGCCTTGGAGTAGTCCTCCATCAGCGTGCCCTTCACCCAGTGCGGATCGGCGGTCACTTCGCGTCCTTGTCCTTGCCCTTGGTCCCCTGCGTCATCGCGCGCAGGAGCTCCTGGTGATGGCGCTCGCGCTGCTCGGCGTCCTTCTCGCCCTGCGCCTTGTAGCGCTCGGCTCGCTCGGCCTCGACGACGCCATGACGCCCGCGCCGCACAGCCACCTCGGCATGGACGTGCCGGCAGCCCTTGCGGATGTCGTAGGAGCCAGGCTCGCAGGGCTTGCCGTCGCGCACCGTGCCGTCCAGCGACTCGCTCATGAGCTGGCCGGAGAGCATCAGCGCGAGCGGACAGGTATCGACCGGGAACCAGCCCTGGCCGAGCTTCACGGCCATGATCTGGTTGGCATAGTTGTCCGGGACCACGATGGAGGCCGCGGTGACGATCGGGACCCGGCACATGTTCCCCTGCGGATCGACCATGTGGCGATGCCGCATCCCCGGGTACTTCTCGACCCGCTTCTCGCCGTCCACAAAGATCGTCCGCCGCGGCGGCGACCAGGTGGAGGCATCCATGATGTTGCTCTTGACGTTCATCTCGGCCCCTTCCATGAGGCGGGGAGGCCCGGACTGGCACCTCCCCGCCGTGCTTCGATCAGGCGTCGGTCACGATCTTGGTGTGGGCGGCGTCGAAGATTTCGCCCACGCCAGCGCGCATCGACGCGACGTACTCGGTGGCGCGCAGCGAGGCGTCCCGCTGGGTCTCGAGGCGGAACATGCGCTTCCAGACGATGCCCAGAGCCGCCATCGGGTCGTTGCCCGGGCCCGAGTGGACCAGGCAGTCACCGACCACGTCGGCGCCCGCGTTGGCGGTGTCGGTCAGGCCCGCCGACCAGACCGGGTAGCCGCGGAAGAACAGCACCAGGCCATTGGTCATGCCGTTGTTCGGGCCAATGTTGGCGCCGAGGATCCGGTCGGTCGCCGTGGCATAGGTCGCGACCGAGGTGCTGGTCGCGGTGAGCGCGCCTTCGAGGTCGTTGACCTGCTGCTCGTCGAGCACGTAGGTCACGCCGTCCGGCGCGCGCACGCCGCGGGTGCGGATGCCGACCTGGGCCGCGAGCATCTGCGCGACGGTCAGATCCACGCCCGTGCTGCCGACACTGTTGGAGGCGTTCGCGAAGGTCGCCGCGACGTCGTCCTCGAGCGCGGTCATCAGGATCCGGGTCGAGTTGCCCAGCACGAGGCGGAGCCAGTCGATCCCGTCGATCGAATCCTCGTAGACGTTGTCGGTGATGGTCACCATGACCCCGTACTCCGAGGCGGTGAGCGTCACCTTGTTGGTCGAGAGCTGGGTGTTGCCGAGGTCGGTCGCCTCCGTGGCGTTGAACTCGGTGTCCACGCCGGTACCGCCGTCGCCGACGGTGCCCATGTTCGAGGCGAGCGACCAGATGTCGGTCGCGTTCGAGGCATTGCCGACGAGCGAGAACTCGCGCAGGAGCGGAGTTGCCACGACCCAGTCGTGGGCGTAGTCCATCATCGTCGGCGCGATGATGGAGCTGTAGTAGACGTCGTTCGCAGAAGTGGTGGTGGTCTCGGATGCCATGGCTGCTACCTCTTGTTTTCATCGAAGCCGACGAGCCGCCGGCCCCGCATGTACTGCTCGGCCTGCTGGCGCACAAACCGCTGCATCTGGCGCCGACCGCCCTTGGCGGCGGTGATCCGTGCCAGGTCGTCTTCGGTCCACTTGAGCGGGTTCGTGCCCGGCTGGTCCCATGCGGGCGCACTCACGGCCGCGCCACCGTCGGAGACGGGGCGACCGGTCGCGGTCTCTGCTGACTTCTTGGTGGGGTTCACGGTTGACTCCTGGGCCGTCCGCTTGACCCCGAACACCTCCGCCTGGTCGGCGACGAATGCCCCGATATCCTCCGGGCTCTCCATCTTCAGCAGCTTGCGAACCGTCTCGCGCTGCTTGGGGGAGAACCCGTACTCGGACATCGCATCATTCACGCGGTTGACCCGATCGACGACGGTCTCCACGTCGAGCGGTGCGTGCTGCGTCGCTTCCTCAGGCTCAGCGCTCTTGGCCTTCGCCTTCGTCCCCTGCTGCTTTGACATCCCTTCGACGAGCCGGCGCATGTTGGCGAACATGCTGTCGGTGGCCGACTTGAGGGTAGTCTGCAGCTGCTCGGCGGTGACGTACTGCGGTGTCGCGGCCGACTCGGCTGCAGGGGTCTCCCCCTGTGCGGTCTCCGTTCCTTGCGCCTGGGTGCCGGTGTTCTCTGGGTCTGCCATTGCTTTCCTCTCAACCGACCATCAAGAGCCGTCGTCGCTCGTCGCCCGTTGTGGCCGGCGGCGCCATGCGTGCCAGTTCAGGCAACGCAGAGGTAGTTGATGACGTAGTGCTTGGTATCGACCGGCAGCACGCTGAACGTGAAGACCGCGCCGGTGGTCGTGGACGTCCAGGTGCATTTGCCCGTATCGATCGAGTTGTCGTTGGTCGTCGGCAGGAAGCAGAAGGGCGGCGACTTGAAAGCGCCGTCGGCGAACGTGAACGTCACGGTCGCCGTCGCCTGCGCGAAACCGGTGCCGCCGGCCGTGATGGTGATCTGGCCGCGCTGGTCGGTCGATCCGGAGGCCACGGCAACGCTCGCGGTCGAGCCCCAGCCGACGCCGAGCGCGAAACTCGCCGCAGTCGGTGCGGTCAGCTGCAACGAACCGTCGATTCGCCCGCCGGCGGATGAGCTATTCCCCTGAAGCTGCGCCATCGTCCTTCTCCTCCTCGGCCGGAATCACCGGCTCGTCTTGCTCGACCGAGACCGCCGGCAACTCGCTCGGCGCCTCCTCGGGCTTCTTGGTGATGAGCACCTCGATGCAGTAGCGGTCACCGTCGAGCTCGCCGCCCTTGAGCCACTCGCGGCCCGGCGCCTCCTCGAATGGGACGTCGAAGACCGCGGTGATGCGCACCGGGCCAAACTTCCGGTCGTACTCCGCACCCGGCTGCTCGCCCGTGCTCGTGAGGTAGCCGCGGAGGGACCGCAGGCTGCCCGCGAAAGAGAATCCTTCGTTCATTGCATCGCTCCCTGTTGGGGCTGGGCCGGGTTCGCCTGGTCGGCCGCCGTCTGCTGGGTGTCCATGCCTCCGCTCGCCGCCTGGAGTCCGCGCATGAGCACGACGCGCTTGGTTTCGACCCGGACGTTCTCCGCGATCTCGTCCATCGCATCCTGCTCCGTCAGATCCGGGTCACGATCCATGAGCTCGTCACGGGTGTTTGTGAGGCCGAGCGTCCGCGCCTTCTCGAAGATGGTCAGTTCCTCCATCGGTTCGCGCGGCATCTGGATGTCACCGAAGTTGATGGACCAGCCGTCGGTGCTGAATGAGCTGTCGGGCAGGTCCACGGACAGGACTTCGGCGGTCACCGTCGCCAGCTCGCGCTCGAACTCGCGGAACGGCGTCTCCTGTTCGAGCCGGCGTTCGCGGATGCCGACGTGCCGGAGCTCGATCTCGTAGCCGCTGGTCGCGCCTGCGTGATGCAGGATGGCTGGCGGGATGCCGTAGTTGGCGGCGGCGCGCTCGAGGATGTTGTCGGCGGTGTCGCGGAAGATCGCGAGGTCCATCGACATGTCCACCGAGTTGATCGTGGTTCCGTCCGGCATCTCGATCGGAACCTCGGTGTCCATGGCCTGAGCGCGCGCCAGTCGCGTGACGTCGCCAGCGATGATCGGGACCTTGGTCGCCGACTTGGACTCCTTGAGGAGGAGGACGTTTTCGAACCAGACCGCCAGGTGGGCGGAGACCAGGTCCTCGCCGCCCATCGAGTCGAAGAGCTGCCCGGGCGGCGCGTCGAGGGCCAGGAGCACGCCGGGCAGCCGCTTAAAGCCGTGCTCGCGGACCGTCTCCTGCATCACGATCCCGCTCGCGGTAACCCGGAAGTACTCGCTGTCGGTCACGGCCAGGAACGCAGGCCGGTCCTGCGCCATGTCCCCCATGCGCGGCGACATGACCTGCTGGTCGATGAGCACGCAGATGAGGCGCGTCGGCTCGAGCGGGTGCGTGACGAGGTAGAGGCAGTGCGGCTCGACGATCTCGAGACGCGGCATCCGGGCGCCGTTCCAGTTGACGACCCGCGGGTAAATCCACAGGTACTTGTGGAGAAGCGCGAGCCGCTGGTACTGGCGCGCCTTCTCGTGGTGCCCCGTCTGCCGCTGGACTTCCTGATAGGCGAGGTTCGCGGTGCTGTCGGCGACGGTGCGCGCGGCCGGCTTGCGATAGAGCGTCGCCAGCTCGTGCACGATGCGCTTGATGACGTTGTTGTAGCGGGCCTTCTCGATCCAGATGTCCCGCTTGGCCTTCACCTCCTTGTCGGCGAAGACCTTGTCGATGTAGTCGGCGAGGTACTGCGAGCCGCCGTCCCGGTAGAGCTCGGCGCGCCGGCGCGCTCGCTCGCGCCGCTTGGTCTCGGCGTCGTTGCTGAGGTACCGGTCGCGCAGCCAGCGGCCAACGTCCTCCCACTCGAGCGCGGGCGCCTGCGCGCCGCTTGGTAGCTCGGCTAGCACTTCCCGGATCCCCATCAGGCTGCGACCTCAATGCGCGGCTTCTCGAGCGTCCACAGCGCATAGCGAAGGGCGGCCGGCCAGTGAGAGAGGTCGGCCACGCCCTTCTTCTGCGTCTCCGCGTCGCCGGCCGCGTCACGCTCTGACAGCTCGATCGACTCGACCAGCTTCGGGGCCGCCGGCTGCCGATGGCTGTCGCAGGCGATGAACAGCCGACGCTCCTGGGCCGCGTTGCAGAGGAGCGCCGCGACCATGTTGATCCCGGCCTCCTTCGGCACGCGGCCGGGACCGGTGCCCGCCTTGGCGTAGGCGGCCGGCATGATGTCGAGCCCGGCGTTGCGGAAGAGCTTGTAGACGGACCGATCCGGCCGCTGTGCATCGTTGCCCGAGTCGCTGTAGGGGTCGGCACGGATGAGCGCGCGCAGGCAGTCAGCCCGTCGCTGGCCCCGGAAGTCCTTCTGGTAGCAGCCCCACTTCTGGAGCCGCTCCTGGAGCGCCAGGACGTGCGTCTCCGTCAGCCCACCCTCGGTCGTGACCTCGTCCACCACCCACCAGGCGTGCTTGCGCGTCCCCTGGATGAGGTACGCCTTGAGCAACACCGAGACGTGCTGGAGCTTCCCGGGGTCGTGCCCGACCAGGATCGAGTTGTACGGCCCCCACTCGTTGAGGACGCGTTGCGTGACGTCCTCGGCCCCGATCTCCGGTACCGGGCGCAGGTTCTTGTCCCGCTCCCAGGTGTGATAGACCATCCGCTCCGGGCCGACGTCGAGGGCGAGGCCGCGGCGGCGCCACTCGCGCTCGGACACGTTGCGACGCATCCGGTCCCAGTGGTCCGGCCAGACGAACGGGTTCTGGTCGTAGGGGATGCGGAGGATGCGCCAGTCCGGCGACGCGAGCCGGCTGTCGCGGAAGGTCCGCCACTTCGGAGAGTCCTTGGCGGTCGCGGTCCCGAGACGGCGCGAGGTGCGGACGCCACGGAGACGGGCCTCGATGTCAGCGTCGGCGCCGCCTTCAACCGTGTCCTGGAGCTCGTCGTCGAGCGAGAAGGCCCAGGTAAAGCCCTGCACCGGGCTCCCGGTCGCCGCCGACTGCTTCTTGGTCGAGCGGAACTGGATGACGTGCCCGGTGACGAACCGAAGCTCGCGCGCGTCCGCGTACCAGGTCGCCCAGACGCCCGGCCGCATGGACTTGGCGTCGTCGGTCGGGATGCGCTCGCGGACCGCCTTGACCAGCGTGAGGAGGCGCTCGTGGGTCGGCGCCGTCGCCCCGCCGAAGACGAAGACGCCGGCCATCGCCATGCGGATGATCTGGACGACGGCCCAGGCGGCGCCGGTCACGGTCTTTCCCCCGCCCTCAGCCGCGTAGAGCAGCGTACGAGTCGCAGTCTCTTGCTGACCGAGGACCACTTCGGCCTGGATCTCCGAGACGTGCCAGACGAGGTGTCTCTCCGCCGGGCCGATGAACCGCCGGAGGACCAGGTCCCAGCGCCCGCCGATCCGCTCCGTACGGACCAGGGTGAGCGGTGGTTTGCCCGGAAGCCGAACCGAGCCCGCCGGGTCCTGCCGGACCACCCGAAGCTCGACGGCGAGGTCGATGAACCGTTCACCACGTCGGCCTCTAGTTAGAGACTCCGCTTCCCTGGTCAGGGAGTTGCGGAGCTTGGTCCGTAAACTGGACACCCGACTCCATCGCGGCGCGCTCCCTCCGGTCGGACTCGAGCTGCGCCGCCAGCTCGCGGAGATGGTCGAGCTCCTCGCGCTTGTCTTCGGCCTCGGCGGCGAGACGGATGCCGCGCAGGGCGGTGCCGAGCTCCTTCTCGCGGCTGTACGACACGCCCGCCAGGAGCTCGGCGATGATGCAGCCGGTCAGGTTCAGCCGGCCGTCAGCCGTACGCAGGTGGCGCACGACCTCATCCGGCCGGATAGGTTCGTCGGTCTCGACCTGGGGCGCGGCCGCTCGGCGGCTCGGCGTGGGAGGGGTCACCTTCCGAGCGGCCGCGCCCCGGCCAGAGCTTTTGCGTTCCCCCGCCACTGCCCTCCATTGGGCAGATCACTGCGGCGGTCGGATAGACAGCGCCTTGATAGCAGTTGCTATCGAGTCACTGAGAACTGATAGCTTGGTCCGTGTACGAGAAACGAGACAGGAATCTCTATCTCAGGCTCTCGGAAACGGAGCTTTCCGCCGCAGAAGCAGCCGCCGACAGCGAGGGGATCACGATCCAGCAGTGGATCCGGTTCGCGCTCCGACGGCTACTAGGGCTCAGTGCACCAGGCGCGCCGAAGAGTCACTAGCCGAAGAAGAAGCTCTGGACCTTGCCGCCAAGCGAGAAGCCGGAGCCCTGCCGGAAGCCGGACAAGAACGCCTCGAACGCGCGCGCGCGGCCGCCCTGCCCCGCCTTCCACGCCTCGACGATGTGCTCCTGGAAGGACGCGTCGATCGCGGCGACGACCTTCGGATCGTTCCAGATGGTCTCGGGCTTCACGAACCGGTTGAAGGCGTCCGTTATGTTCGCGAACTCGGCCGCGTTCCTCGACGTCGAGGGGTCGAGCCGGTTGGCCGCGACGTTCACCGTCCAGCCCTTCTCCGTCTTGTTCTCGGTCGCGACCACCGACTCGCGCAGGCGGCCCGAGTGGTTGAGGTACCGGGCCTCGCCGCTCTTCGGGGCCATGTTCCCGATGCGCCCGCCACCGAAGCGCTTCTGCGCCCAGGGCTTGCCCGCGTCGTAGGCGAGCTCCTGGCGGGTGCGGGTGTAGAGCGTCGAGTCCTTGACCGTCTCCTGGACCCCGCCGATGCGTTCCTTCATGACCTCGGCGATCGCGGCGGCCGGACCGGCGCCGAGCTGGATCTCATCGAAGTTCACGACCAACGGCTCCGATTGGATCTCGATGGTCATGCGCGCCTTGCCCCGCGTGCCGTCCTGGCGCTCGCGACCCTGCCGGCCCTTGATGGCGCCGGAGCTAAGGTTCGAGTAGTCGGAGAGGACGATGAAGTCACCGTCGGCCATTATTCCTCTTCGCCGCGCGCGCCCGCCAAGATCCGCCGAATCCCTTCGCGCAGCCCCTGTTCAGTCAGGGGAGCACCTTCGGCATATACGTTCAGCGACACGGTCCACGGTTGAACGAACAGCCCGGCCCCGGTCGTCACCCAAGGCTCCTCTTCGCGCCTGCGCGGGTGGTCGGCACGGGTTGGCGGCGACAACTCGCGCTCGTGGGCATGGCAGCAGGTCCCGGCCGCGTGCGCGACGTCGCAACTCCAGCGGCTGCTTTGGAACCGCCCGCCGCAGCAGGGGCAGTCGTATACGCCGGAGGTCCCCTTCGCGCCGTCTGAGTCGAACCAGGGCATCAGTTCACATGACGAGCGTACCATCCAGGTCTGGCCTCGTGCGCACGATCCGAGCGAACCGGGGCGCGCTGGTGCCCTCGTAGAACCCCTCGCACCGGACCTCGACCATCTGGCCGCGCTCGAGCACCAGCCCCGCGGCCGACACCGCGAACCGGCGCCCGGCCCAGAGCAGGCTCGCGGCCCGGCCGTCCGAGCTGAGCACGACCGCATCCAGCGTCTCGCTCGGCTTGACCTTGCGCTTGGCCCCGCGCGCGCCGAGCGGGGCGTCCAGGTTCACCACGACCAGGCCCTCGCCGTCCGATCGCTCGACCCAGTCCGCCCACGCCTCAGCGACGCGACAGGTCGGCCGCTGGTCGATGATGGGCGCCACCCGCCAGTCGGTCGGGACCGGGCGACAGAAACGCCCCGTGGATCGGCTGCGCGCCCCGTGGTCGTCCTCGCACCAGGGGAGGCGCGCGCCGTAGCACTCGACCTCGGACTGGGCACGCCACAGAGCATCGCGCCGGACCGAGTACGGCTCGCGCCCCAGGTACCGGCCGCCGATCCGGATCGCGTCGAACAGGTGAAGCGCCCGCCACCCGCGCGAGGCCGCGGACCTGTTGCCCGCCTCCGTGTGCGCCTCGAGCTCGCCCACCAGCTCGGAGCCGGGAAGGCCGATGCACGCGCCCATGAGGTCAGACACGAGCAAACGAGGGAACGGGCGCGCCGCCCTCGAGTAGAGCTGGGCGATGCGGCCGCGCTGATCGAGGTGGACGCGCGCATAGACCCCGTCGATCTTCGGCTGCACGACCCAGCGCGGGCCGAGCTCGCGGACGTCGGCGAGGGAGAGACGTCCAGCGGCGCCGGCGTAGTCGATGGGACGGGTGCGGGTCATGGCATCCGCTCAACCAGTTCCTCGATCTCCATCTCGAGGTTGCGAATATGCCCCACGGCCTCGACCAGGGCGACGGCGAGGTCTGGGCCTGCCGCGTGGAGCTTCGCGATCGCGTCCGCGTCTCCCCGCTTCGCTCGATCCAGAAGCTTCCGCATCTCCCGAGCGAGGTCGTGGAGGTCCTTGGGGCCGTCGTTGGCGGTCATGTCACCATCCTGAGACACCTCGAGCTCGAGCGCAGCGTGACGGCAATGTCGCTCCGATCCGGACCGGCCGCGTAAGGGTACCAAAATCCTGTGAAATTCGTTTAAGACCCGAGCTTTGGCGCCCAACTGCGCCGCGCGCGCCGTCGGATCTCGACCCCGTGGGGTCCACCTATCGAACGCTTGCTCGAGGCGACCGCGTCACCGCTGACACAGCACCAAAAGCAAGGGCCGCCGAGTTTCCCCGACGACACTTGAGCCGACAGCACGCTGCCGGCGGGAACCTACTTCTTCCGCCGCTCCTTCTCTTTCGCGACGACCCCCATCGCGCGCTCGAGCAGGCGCCTTATGGCCATCAGCTCATCCCCAGAAAGAGCGTGGCCGTAATGCTTCACGAGTTCTTCCGTCCACTCCGCGATCTCGACCACGCTTGCTGTATCGAAGTCGATCACCATGTTAATGAGCCGCCCACGCCGGCGACGGGAGCATCGGCTTCTTGCCGGTCTCCTGTTCTATTCGCTTGACCACTACATTCTTGATGCGAACGTAGCATGGCGAGCGGTCTCGATCGTTGAGGTTGCGACCCACCAACCAATCTACATACCCAGAGTCAGCAGACAGCGACATCAGCGCCTTCCTGAAAAGCTCCGGGGATATGCGCTTGACCCTGCTTTGCGCCGGAACTTCTAGAACCAGGCGACGGTAAAGCCACATCGTTATGGTGAGCGACAGGTTGCCCCAGAGCCGAAAGTTCTCGTGGTCGCGACCCCATGCGGCTAGGGCTATCTGGAGGAACCCCGCAAGCCTTCGGATGTCCTCCTCGCTGGTCTCGCGAGCGACCGACATTGCACTTTCACCGCCTGCGGTCGGGACCTCCTTGGCAGATGCCGACCAACAACGCAGGACCGCGCTCATACCAAGCAGCGGCGCGTTGGTTCCTCGTCGAATCTGGTCGTATCCAACAAACGGGCACTCCTGGCGCAGAAGAGATAGCGCACTGAACGCTCCCTCGAGCCCTCGCAGGATGTCATCCGGTCGCATCCGCACGAGTTGCGAGTTGAGATTTACGTACTCCTCCCCCATCGCAGCCATGTCCTCAAAATAATGCACTCGAATATCGACATACCCCTCTTCGCACCCGGAAAGCAGAAACGCCTCGCGCCTGTGCTGACCGTCGAGCAGGTATATTCGCTTTCCAACGATCCCGAGAGTCATCACCCCGGGGATAACCCCATCATCCTGCTTAATGGCATCCGCCACGGAGCGCACTTTCTCGTTGACCCGTAATGGACGCTGAAACGTAGGAAGCTCCCACGTCCGCACCAGCTCAGGAGTCACTAGAACCGTATCCACGGTAGTCCTTGTCACTCGTTGCGGCGCGCTACTCGGTTTGACGATCTTGAGCTGCGGTATAGACATCGTTGATCCTCCCTTGTTCGAACCCGTGCCGGCCCCACCTTGGCTCATCTCGCCGCCCACCTCTCGCACGGCCCGAGCTGCATGACGCCCGCGACCTTGCCCCAGGTCTGGGCCCGCTCGAGCGCACGCGTGCACAGGCGATAGGAATCGGCGCAACCCATCATCTGGTGCGCCTCGCCGTCCTTCACCAGCGCGGGAAAACACCACAAGTTCGGCGCGTCCTCGTGCACGGCGGTGACCGGCAGGCGCGACGCACACGCGGCCAGGAGCAGGCCGAGGAGCATGAGCCTCACGACACCGCCCCCACCGCCTTCAACGCATCCTCCGACGAGTAGACGACCTGGACTGGTAGCGTCGCCTGCTCGCACGCGAGGAAGAACTCGCGCTGCCCCGGCGACAGGTCCTCGCCCGGGCGCTTGACCTCGAGCAGGTGCCATCGCCCCCTGAAGCCCACGAGGAGGTCGGGCACGTCCTTGGCCGATATCTGCCACACGAGCGCGCCGGCGATCCTGAGCGCGCGGATGATGCCGGCCTCGTTGGCGTCGCGGCGGGAGGCGTACTTGAACGCGTACCTCACGCCTGCCTCCTGTGCTTCCGCCGCTGCCATGCGTCGCGCGCGTCCCCGAGGCAGGCATGGCATCGGTCGGCGTGCGATGCGGGCGCGACGAGGCCATAATCCACGCAGACCTTGGCGTTGCGTCGTCGTGCGCGCAGGGCCCGGACCCGCTCGGTGTTCGTAGCGTGGCGCGTGAAGAACTGTCGTCGCATCACCCCTCCTTTCGCAGCCGCCATACCCACCACCGCTGCGTGAACCCTCGCCATAGGATGCGGTCGTACCAGGGCTGCTCCTGGGCGTAGAGCTCGGCGTCGGCGGAGTCGCGCAGCTCGCCTTGGCGCATCCCTCGACGGGCGCGCACGAGCTCGGTCGCGGAGTCGCCCGGGTCGCCTAGCCGAGTCTTCGCGTTCTGCGCGGACTCGAGCATCACGTAGCGGTGGGCCCAGGACCTCATGCGTCTTCCCTCCCGATTACATCCGTGTCTCCGGGCTTGAGCGGACACTGCCAAGTTTTCGGGTCCCAGCGCGTCACCACAATCTTCCCTGCCCACGGCTCGTCGAGGAGGAGCATCCGCAGCCGACCACGACGGTTGTCCACGGCGAGGATCTCGACGCGGCACCTCACCGCTTGACCTCGCACCCGTAGAAGCAGGCCGGCGCGACGCCCCGGACCGAGAACGGCCCGCTCACGTCGGTCTCCTCGGCCCGATGGATCACGAAGATCCGCGTGACGGCCGGGCCGCCGCAGTTCATGCAGTAGCGGACCTGGAGCCTCATACGTCCTCCCTGCGCGCCCCGCGCTTCTTCGGGCCGTCGGACTTCGGGCGCTTGAACATCGCCTCAAGCGCCTCGATCGTGTCTCTGCCACCCGAAAGGCTTCCCAGGAACGCCTTGTCGTGATCGGTCAGCTCACGCCTGACCTTCGCCGCCCTGATGACCTCCTCGGTCCTGTCCACGAGGTCGCGGAGCCTCTCAGCCTGTTCCCGGTCGAGTCGGTCGTAGCAGTCGGACGGGCGCATATAGCCCTTCGCGTCCTCGAGGTAGCGATTGACGCAGACGAGCTTCCCGGGGTCGCCCGGAGCCTGGCGAAGCTTCTCGGTCACGAAGCCGCAGACAGCGCAAGGCCCGGCCGGACGATCCCGGAGCTGCGGCACCGCTCGCACTGGCCCGCCGGTTCGGTAGCGGTCGGCCCGCCGAGCCGCCAGCATGTCCGCCTCGAATTCGTCCTCGTCGTCGCTCACGTTGCGTCACCTCGCCCCAGAAGTTCACGAACCACCCTGCTTGGAGCCGGCGCCGGCGGTCCTGCGCGCGGCTTCTGCGCGTTCGAGCTGTCGTAGGCGGCCTTCGCCTCGGCCAGGTAGTCCGCGAACTTCTCGGGCCCGAAGAGCGTGGAAGGCCGGAGGTACTCGTTCATCCGCTCGTCGTCGGACCATCGGTTTGCGCGGTCCCAGACGACCATCCGCAGGTCGAGTTCGCTGTACCCGTCGCGCAAAAGCCGAACGATTCGGCGAGCGTGTATCAGCGTGGTTGGCCGGTAGTCGCGCCCGCTGCGTTCCGAGAGCTTCCCCAGGACGGCCTCGACGGACGCCTTCTCGTCCGCGGTCGGGTCGGCTGGCTTTGGCTTCTTGCGCCGATGCCTCGCCTGTCTGACTCCCGTCCCCTCTGCCAGTTCGAAATCGGACGGATCCCCCCCTTTGGGGGGTAAGGGGGGTTCTGGATCTGGATCTCTTGGAGCAGGAGAAGGAGAAGGAGAAGGAGCGCTGGATTGGGCTGGACGACCGCTGGACGACCGCTGGACGACCGCTGGACCGGCTGGGTCCAGCCGGCTGGATGACCGCTGGCTAACCATGCGACCTTTCTCGTCGCGGGTGGCTGTCGCAGCTCGAGCCTTACCGCCGGCCTGTGCGGTCGATCGGCTGTCCTCGAGCCACTCGATCCGCCCCTCTGTTCCCTTCACCCGCACGTGACGGCACCCGGGCGGGTGTTGGTCGGGCTCCGAGCAGTCCATCCATTCGCCGAGAGCCGCCTGAACGATGTGGGTAGCCGGATCGTCGCCCTCGAAGAACGCGGCCAGAAAAAAGTACGGGATGTCGTATCTGCATCTCTCCGTGCACCAGGACCAGACCCGGGCCATCTTGATGAGCGCATGGTCGGAGTCGGCGAGCCCGGCGCGCTTGGCCAGGACGGTAAACCGGGGGTCGGTGAACGCCTGCGGCTCGATCCTGACTGACGCCCCCATCTACCGGTCCTCCTTCGCGCCCACGTACCAGCACGGCCCGCAGACCGGCTGAGGCCCCGGGTCCAGCGCTGCGACGCGCCTCGTCTGGCCGCACCGCGAGCAGACCTGGGGGCGGTCGAGGTCCCGGGCCGCGAAGACGGAGACCTCACGCTCGTCGTCGGAGCCCATCTAGGCCGCCTCCTGTCGTGCTACGATTGGTGGATGCGATTGCGGTGGGCGGCTCTCGTGGCCGCGGTGTCGGTCCAGTCCTGCGCGGCGAGAGGGAGCTACCACCCGGCCGAGCGAAGTGCCCGAGCCAGCTCGAGGGCGCTCTACGCAGCTGCTCTGCGCGCGCTCGAGGAGGGCGGCGTCACCGTCGAGACCAAGGACGTTGACGGCGGCATCCTGGTTACTGCATGGGAGCGGGGGGACGACTTCTCGATCCCGATGCGCTACCGGTGGCGTGTCATCGTGGATGACGGGCGCGTTCGGGTCCTGTCCGACTGCCAGAACCAGGGCGTGGGCCCGTTCGACTCGAAGGACTGGAAGCCTTGCGACCAGCAGCCGGCCGAGCGAGGAGCCGAGGCCTCCAGGCTGGCTGACGAGATAGCGGCGACCGCGCGGACTGAGCCGACGGCAGCTCCGCCGGCGAGCGCGACGTCCTCGCAGCAGGCCTCCGTCCCGATAGACGCCGGCCCTCAGTAGACTGCTACGGGAGCTATACACTCCCGACGGCGAAGTCCGCAGAAAGCCACGGCTTCCGACATGTCCCCCCATGCCGGAGCCTTAGCCCGCCTGCCGGATCTGGCCCCAGAAAACCTCGAGCGTGATGCCGCAGGCGCGGCAGAACGCAGCAAGGTTCTCGTGTGAGGGCTCGGAGCGACCCGAGAACCAGAAGGAAACCGCAGAGTCGGTTACGCCGCAGAGCTCAGCAATGACCGTCTGCCGAAGACCGGCCTGCCCAGCGAAGTGCTCTAGGCGCTCACGAATATTGAGCGCCTCGGGTTTTACTTGACTCACAGGGCATTCTTAACAGACCCTCTAATTTAGCGTCAATCAAATTAGAGCCCTGCTTGAGACATGCTGCGCTATCCCTGGTCGGAATGGACGACCGCTCAGAGCGGGTACTCGTCGCCACCAAAGACTGGCGGGTGAAGGCGAAAGAGGCGTTTAGAAGCCTTAAACGTGGCTCTATGGCCGAATGCGCAAGGGAGATCGGCTGCAGCCAGGCCCTCGTCAACAAAATTCTGTCAGGGGAGATCGTCACCTCCGAGATGGTGGGGCCGATCTCCGATTGGCTGAGGGCGAAAGGGGCTGAGGTGCCACGCCCGCAAGCCGAGATTTCCTCGGAAGCCCAGCGCGAGCTTCTAGACGAGGCTCGTCGCCTCGACCCCGAGTCATTCCAGAAGCTGCTTGAGTTTATTCGAGCTGTTCGCCGTCGGTAGTAGCGAACACCACAGAAACACCTGCCGGTAGGCATTATGTTGTCCGACGGGTGCTGGTCCACGACCGAGAGCGCGACATGAGGGAACTCGAGGAGCATGTACGCGAGCTCTGGGACGAGGAACCAGCGCTCATCGAGGTCGCGCTCAAGTACGCACGACTCCTGGCGCGAGATGCCCGGGAGCGATTCTTGAGAAAGGGTCAAGTTTGCGCTTGACCTGAGGTGCCATTCTTGAGTATCGGTTAAGTCACCGATGCAAGAGAATCACCGGCCGCCTACACCGTCCACCGTTACCACCCGCGCCCTCGCCGGCGCCGCCTCCGAGCTGGCTGAGTCCCGCCACACGATGGAGGCGGCCGGCTCGGTCATCGACGTCTTGGTCCAGCAACGGGACTTCTACCGCGCCGGGATGGCCGAAGCCGACCGGTCCGCCAAGAACTACCAGGCGGCCGGGCTCGCGCTCCTGGGCCTGCTCGGGGACCGACTCCCGCTGCGGACGGCGGAGGCCCGTGAGGTCTTCGAGGCGGCCCGCGACGCGCTCCTGAACAAGGTGCGGCCGTGACTACCCCCGACTGCACGCCGGCCGGCCACGAGCGGCTCAAGGCGAACCAGGAGGCGTGGGCGGGGCTGGAGCTGCTCGGTCGCCAGGAGGTGCCGGGGTTCGACGACGAGGCGGCCTACGAGCTGGAGCTGCGGCAGTGCGCGTGCGGCTCGACGCTGGCGGTGGAGGTGGCGCCATGACGTGGAAAGAGCGCATCGAGCGCCTGCGCGCGGTGCCGGGCGGGCGCTTGGAGGTGAGAGATTTCTTCCCGGCTGGCCGGCCACCATATCGGTACGCAGAACTTAAGGTCGCCATGCCGTCACCGGATGCGGACTGGCGCCCCGCCGTAGCCGCTGTCGAGGCTGCCATCGCAACCGACGGCCACGCCACGGTGTGGACTCATTACGAGACGCTCGTGATCGAGGTCTGTATCACCCGCCCCCTCGAGCCTGACGAAATCGAAGGCGTCGAGGTCCCCTGCCTCAGTCGGCCGGTTGAGGTCCCATGACCAACTATCGTCGGGACCCGAAGTACCTCACCACCTGCGAGGTCTGCGGCCAGGGGATCGTGCCGTGGAATGGGGGTACCTCGTCGCCGTGTGCCGTCGCTCTCCGCTCGCCGGCCGAGGGGAGGGCTCCGGCGCCGAGCGCGTCTGCGGCCCACGGTGCGGCGCGTCGTACGCCGTGAAAGCCATACGAAGGCTCGAGGAGGAGACCAAGAGATGAGCGAGGCACTCCAGAAATCAGTGATCGGTCGCGATCAGATTGAACTGGTCAAGACGACAATCTGCCGCGGCTCCACCGACGACGAGCTCCAGCTCTTCGTTGCCACATGCAACCGCCTCGGACTCGACCCGTTCGCGCGACAGGTGTTCGCCGTCAAGCGATGGGACTCGAAGCTCAAGCAAGAGGTGATGGCCATCCAGACCAGCATCGACGGCTATCGTCTGGTCGCCGCGCGAACCGGCCAGTACGACGGACAGGAGGGTCCGTACTGGTGCGGTGACGACGGCCAGTGGCATGACGTCTGGCTCAGCAAGTCGTCGCCGCGCGCAGCCAAGGTCGTCGTCTACCGCAAGGGCTGTAGCCATCCGTTCCCCGGAATCGCGCACTGGTCGAGTTACGTCGCCACGACCAAGGAGGGAACTCCGACCACGATGTGGCAGAGGATGCCCGAGGTGATGCTCGGGAAATGCGCCGAGGCGCTAGCGCTTCGCAAGGCGTTCCCGGCTGAGCTGTCTGGCGTCTACACCAGGGAGGAGATGGAGCAGTCTGATAACGAGCCTCTGCCGCGGGGCCTGCGAGTGGTCCATCGCGAGGCGACGACGGATGTTGACCAGGCTCCTCTCGAGGATCGCATCCTCGCGGCTACAACCCTGGACGACCTCGGGAGACTCGTCGGTGAACTGAAGCGAGCCGATGCCGATACCCGAGAGCGGCTGCGCCCGATCTACACGCAGCGGCGCGCGGAGCTGCTCCAGGCGGAGACGAAGAGGGATCCGGCCCCATGAAGCGACGGAAGGGAACGTTTGGCATCCTCGACGTCGAGAACATCGACGAGAAGATCGATGAACTGAACGAGACGCTGGGAAGACCGAAACCGAAGAAGAAACCCGCAACCGACTCCGCCCGCCACGCCCGCAACCGCGCCGCCCGACTCGCAGCCGGCCTGTGTGCCGACTGTGGACGCGAACGAGCGCGCCCGGGCAAGACGCAGTGCCAGGAGTGCGCGGACAGGCAGGAGAGCGCGCGCATCCGTCGGGCCCGGGGCGTCTTCCTGTACGGGCGCTGCGAGTGGTGTTTCGGCCGGCACCTGACCGCGCAGTGCCAACTCCGCCGCATCGGGATGAGGGCCGTCGTCATCGCGGGGAGAGAGGTGCCGCTGTGACGCTTCAACGAGACGTGAACGAGGAGGGACGGTAGATGGCAAAGACAGCACCCAAGAAGGCGACCAACGGCGAGCGGCCGGTGGTGGTGACGACGGCGCACCGGGGCATTTTCTTCGGGTACGCGTCGGACACGGACGGGGAGACGATCCAGCTCAAGCGCGCGCGGCTGTGCGTGTACTGGTCGGCGGACTGTAAGGGCTTCATGGGCCTGGCGTCGGGCGGCCCCACGGCCTCGTGCAAGATCGGGCCGGCGGCTGACATCACGCTGCGATCGATCACGTCCGTGCTCGAGGTGACGCCCGAGGCGGTGGCGGCGTGGGAGCGGGCCCCGTGGGGGTGAGTCCGCGGCTGCTGCGCGGCGAGCCGACCGCCTGGGCAGCGAGCGGCTCCGGCTACGGCTCCGGCGACGGCTACGGCTACGGCCACGGCTACGGCTACGGCTACGGCTACGGCTACGGCTCCGGCTACGGCTCCGGCTACGGCTACGGCTACGGCGACGGCTACGGCTACGGCTCCGGCTACGGCTCCGGCTACGGCGACGGCTACGGCTACGGCTACGGCGACGGCTACGGCGACGGCTACGGCTACGGCTACGGCGACGGCTACGGCGACGGCTACGGCTACGGCTACGGCTCCGGCTACGGCTCCGGCGACGGCTACGGCTACGGCGACGGCTACGGCTCGCTGGAGGACGTCGCTCGCTGCCAGCCCGACGAGTCCCTGGTCACCAAGCGGGTGCTGGCGGACCGGAAGGTGTGCTCCGACCAGCTCAAGCTGTTCATCAAGACGTTCCCCGACGGGATGCGGTGGCCGGCGCAGATCCAGGAAGCGGAGGCAGCCGGGCTCGACGTCTCGTGGGGCTGCACGAACCTCGGGCTCCTGAGGCCGGTCCCGTGAAGGAGGCGCTCTAACCATGGCACTCGCTATCGTGGCGGCTCTCACCGCCTTCGGGGGCATCAGCTACGCGATGGGCTATCGAACGGGCTGGAGGAGCAGGCAGAGGGCGACGGGGGCGCGGAGGTGAAGGAGCGCCCCATCCTGTTCTCCGGCCCCATGGTCCGGGCAATCCTCGAGGGAAGGAAGACCCAGACGAGGCGGGTCGTTGACCTGTCTCGGCTCCGGGTCCGTCTGCCGCGCGCCGTCCATTCCGACCCGATTCCTGGCCTGCCCGGACTCAGCGCTAGGCCGGGGGTCCGCCCGGCCACGCTCAACCAGCATGGAGCCGTCGCCACCATCTGCGCGAGCGCCGAGACGCTTGGCGGCTCGCTGGGGCTCAAGCCCGGCGAGTTCAACTTCGAGTGCCCCTACGCCGCCGGCGACACGCATCTCGGCGACTACGGCAGCGGCCGCAAGGTCTGGACGGTCACTCCGAAGGCATCTCGGCTGTGGGTCCGCGAGGCATTCCGGTTCGAGGCTGGGTTCAACGACCTGCCGCCGCGCGAGGTCCCGGACGATGCGGAGGTCTGGTACGAGGCGACCGTAGATTGGCGCTACTCGAGCGCGGGCCGCCTACGCCCCGGCCAGTTCATGCCCCGCTGGGCCTCCCGCCTCACTCTCGAGGTGACCGGCGTCCGGGTCGAGAGGCTGCAGGACATCTCGGAGGAGGATGCGCGGGCGGAGGGCGTCGAGCCGTACACGCCGCCGCACGGCAACGTCTCACCCGATCAGCGGGTGCCCGGCCCCGGGTTCAACCGCGCACGCCTCGGCGACCAGCCTCACCGGCTTCCGTTCGCCGACCTCTGGGACTCCATCAACGGCAAGCGCGCGCCCTGGTCGTCGAACCCGTGGGTCTGGGTCGTCGAGTTCCGGCGTGTCGAGGCCCAGGAGGCTGCCGCTTGAACCAGCTCCTCGCCACCGTCGCCGAGGCCGCCGAGGTCCTCCGGGTGTCGCCGTCCTCGGAGGTACGATGACCTCGTTCCTCACTGTCGCCCAGGTCGCCGAGGTCCATGGTCCCGGGGCCGCCTACGACGATGACATCATCCGTGCGATCGCGAGTCGGCGTCGTCGGTTCGGCGACCGCGACCGGGTCTGCTATTTCGCGCAGTGCGCGCGCACCGGCCTAATCAAGATCGGGATAACCGGAAACCTCGAGGAGCGGCTCGCCTGGCTCTCCTGCGCCACCGGCCTGGCGGTGAAGCTGCTCGGCGTCGTCCAGGACGTCCAGTGGCCCGAGGAGGTCCTGCATGCGCTGTTCGACCACTGGCGCGTGGACCGCAGCTTCGAATCGATCGGGACGATGCGCCTGGGCAGCGAGTGGTTCAGACCGGCGCCGGAACTGCTCGCGTTTATTGCGTCGGAGGCCGCCCTGCCGTGAGTCGTCGCACCGACGAGATAGCGGCTCGCGTCGAGGAACGGCTCGTGCGTAGACTTGTCCGGCACGGGATCTTGCCGCGTCGGGTTCTGGAGGACCGATGCGACAACGACGAAAGCGAGGACGAGTCTATGGACCTTACGAGGAGCCCGGGGGGTGGCGCGTCGTCGTCATCAACGCCAAGGGCGAGCGCACTAGTGCGACGTTTGCGCGAGAAAGAGAGGCAGTCGCGGAGCGGCTCGCCGCCGAACGCGAGCTCGAGACCGAGGTCATCACGGTGAGCCAGGCCTTGGTCAAGTATGAGGAGTACCAGGTCGCCAAGGGGAACAAGCCCCGGTCGATCGCGACCACCAAGGAGCGCCTGCGCAGCCTGCTGCGGGACCAGGAGGAGTGCCTCGTGGACCTCACCCCTGCCCGCTGCCAGCGCCTCTACGACGACTTGGCGGCCCGGGTGGCGGTGGATACCCATCGCAACACATTGAACCAGGCGCGGACCTTCTTCCGGTGGGCGGAGAAACGCGGCTTCGTTCGGGCGAACCCGCTAGCGTCGGTGGACGGCATCGGCCGGCGCAGGCGCGGCAAGCCCCAGCTCAGGATCGACGAGGCGCGGGCGTTCGTGTCGGTGGCGGCCGCGATGGCACGGGCGGGCGATCGTGGAGCCCTGGGAGCCCTCATGGCGCTCCTGATGGGGATGCGAGCGAGCGAGATTCTGCGGCTGGAGGCGCGCGACGTGGACGACGCGGGCCGGGTCATCTGGATCGACGACGCCAAGACCGAGGCCGGCCGGCGGACCCTGTACGTCCCGCCGGAGCTGACCGACCTGCTCAAGGCGGCGGCGGCCGAGGGCGGGCAGCTCTTACCGACCCAGGAGCACCAGTGGCTCAACCGGCAGGTACGCCACCTCTGCGGGCTGGCGGGCGTTCCACGGGTCTGCACCCACGGCCTGCGCGGGACCCACGCGACGCTGGGCACCGAGTTCGGGTCGTCGTCCCTGGTCGTCTCACAGGCGCTCGGGCACGCCAGCGAGGACATCACGCGGGCCCACTACACGCTGCCGGAAGCCTCGGCGGCAGCGGTCCAGCGGCGGGTCACCCTGAGGCTCAAGGAGTAGACGTAAGTGAGGCAGACGAACCTTTCCGAACCTTTTCCGCGGCGAGTGCCGTCGGCCTCTAAGTTGTCGGGGCGATGGGATTTGAACCCACGGCCCCCAGACCCCCAGTCACAGGGACATCAACGATGTAGCAGATGTACGACAAACATTTTTCCCGATAGTGCGCAAGGTCCCGTGCAGACTCTGCGATCCGTCGGAAAAGATGGCCGGGAGTGTGCTCAGCCTGTACCGCCGCCTGCGGGTGAGGTGCGGCCGTGAAGCCCTTCGCGAAGCCGGAGAATGCCGCCGCCTTGGTCGCGCTTCGGCGGCTCGCCGATACCTTTCGATCCGTGAACGGCCGGATGCCGACGCAGGAAGAGTTGGACGTCGCGATCGATCGCGCGGGCCTGCCCTACCGGATCAGCGTTGAGCTGCTCAGCGGCGACCGGGGGTTCGCATGAGGATCGACCTGGAAGAACTACGCGGGAAACTCGCGTCGTGGGGTTCGCCATGTGAGCACCGGGTGCCGAACGCGGGCGGGTCGGTCGAATCGCAGCTACACGGCGTCTGCATTTTCTGCTGGCGCGACCGCGGGGCCGCCCTGGCGATGGCGATTCCTGGCCTTGTTGCGGAGATACGGCAGATCCGCGACTTCGGGTCGGACGATCCGGCGGTCATCGCCAGGCTGGAGCGACTAGACGATGCAGGCGCCTCATCCGGCCCCCGCGCCCGCATCGAGGCCGCCCTGCCCCGGCTCAACCTGGACGAGCTCGAGGTCGCGGCCCTCATCGCCGAGCGCCTGGTCGCCGGACAGAAGGTCTACGGCCCGCTCGACCTGGCCACGGACCAGCGGGACTTCCGGCGCGAGGGGCACGAGGAGGCGGTGGACGCCGCCATCTACCTGGCCTGCGAGACCCTGAAGAGGAGGGGGACGTGAGCGCAGCGTATGACATCGAGGAGGGTTCCGAGCCGGGCAGCGAGGGGGCGCAGGCGCGTAACTGCACCTGCCCAGTCTTGGACAACCACCACGGCAAGGGACGGTACGGGGACGGGAAGCGGTGCGGGTGGTTTGTTCGAGAGACCTGCCCGCTCCATGGAGGCACGAGGTCATGACCACCGACACCAAGCACCTGCGCGCGTTGCTCGAGGCGGCGACGCCGGGGCCGTTCGAGCCCGGGGTCTGCTTCGACGACGACAAGGACAAGGCGCGCGACGTCTACCTCGCGATGTTCGACGCAGGCACGCGGGACCACTTCTTCAACGTCTACCCGGTGCCGCAGGACGAGCGGATGCTGGCGATCGCGGTCACCGGCAACGGGCCATTCAGCGATGCAAACGCGCGCCTCATCGCCGCGCTCTTGACCGCCGCGCCGGGCATGATCGAGGAGCTGGAGCGGCTGCGGACTGAGGCCGAGGAGCGCGCGGACTCCGAAGCTGCACGGTGGCAGCGGCGAATCGAGGACACGATCGCCAGGGCCGGCCTCGAGCCCTTCGACGCCAGCGGCAACGAGAGCGGCGATCCGCTCGACTGGACCGACGACCAGGTTGGTCATGCGCTCGAGACATTGCGCGAGGAGCTGTCGGGTTGCGAGGGCAAGTACATGGCGCAACGTGCGCTCAAAGAGGAGGCGCAGGCCGAGCGCGACCAGCTCCGGGCCGAGGTCGAGCGGCTGCGTGACATCCTGCGCGCCCATGAGGAGGACATGAATCTCACGCTTGAGGAACTGGCCGGCAAGGCGAACGAGCTCCAAGTCGAGCGCGACCAGCTCCGGGCCGAGGTGGAACGGCTACGGCAGTTTGGTGCCGCCTATGACGACGAGGGGCATCGTCGTGATATGCGAATCGCGGAACTCGAGGCCGAGGTCGCTCGCCTCAACGACGACCGCCTCACCTGCGAGAAGCGCATCCAGGAGCACACGGGCGAGCGCAACGAGGCGCGGGCCGAGGTCGAGCGGCTGCGCAGCAAGGTCACGCGGATGATCGATGCAGCCGACCCATTCATCACCGGCGCCGAGGCCGAGCGGGACCGCCTGCGGGTGGCGCTGGAGAAGTATGGGACGCATCTCGCCATCCGATCCGAGCGGAGAGACTCGTATGGCATCGTGCACGTGGGCAGCGTTCCGTGTCCTGGGTTGGCCGGCGGCGAGTGCCTCTGCGGCTTCATTGCGGCCATCGCCGGCAAGGCGTCCCCATGACCCGCGCCATCGCCGCCACGCTCGCCTCTGCCCGGGTCAAGAACTCGACCGCGCGCGACGACTGGCAGACGCCGCCGAAGGTCCTGGAGCGGGTGCGGATGGTCGGCCCGATCGTGCTCGATCCGTGCACCTCGGAGGATAACCCGGTCGGCGCATCGTTCGCGCTCACCGAGCGGCAGGATGGCCTCGCGGTCGATTGGGCCGACGTGCTCGACGATGACATTTACAGCGGCCTCGTCTTCGCAAATTTCCCCTACTCCCGCGCCAAACTATGGGCCGCCAAGATCGTCGAGGAGTCTACCTGTGGACTGGAGATCGTGACCCTCTGCGCGGCCCGCCCGGACTCGCGTTGGTTCTTCAACCTGGTGTGGGACAGCGCGCAGGCGGTCTGCTTCTACCGGGGACGCCTGCGCTTCGTGGGCGCACCGAGCTCGGCCCCCTTCCCTTCGGCGCTCGTCTACCACGGGCCGTGCCCATGGGCCTTCGAGGCCGCGTTCGCCGACGCCGGGAAGGTCATCCGACTGTGATCCTCCTCGACACCATCCTCTCCTGGTTCCGCACCGCCGCCGCCCCGGTCACCGGCCACGCCCCGGCGCCGCTCGAGATCGACGCGGAGGGCTGGCTCCACGGCGACCAGGTCGAGCGCTGGCCGAGCGTCAGGCACTACGCCGAGCCAATGCACCCGGCCGGCATCTGCTGGCACAGCACGTCGGTCGAACCGGGGACGCCGCTCTGGCGCCGGATCCAGACCTACCGCGAAGGCGTTGACCGAGCGTCCTCGTGGCACTTCCTGGTGGAGGCGGACGGGCGCATCTACCAATCGGTCTCGGCCGAACGCAGCGCCTGGCATTGCCGCGAGACGCCGCAGTGGAGGTCGTACTGCCCGGGCCCAGGCGGCGGTCCGAATCACCACCTCATCGGCATCGAGATGGCAGCCACGGAAGCGTGCGAGCAGCCCGGGTACTCCTGGCCGGTCACCCAGCTCGCGGCAGCCAAGATGCTCGTCGGCTCGCTCCGAGAGCACTACGACATTCAGTACAACTGGCTCTACCTCGAGCACCGCCAACTGGACCCGGCCCGACGCGGCGACCCGGGGCCGGACCTGGTGAAGCTGCTGAAGGGGGAATAAGGCGATGAGGAGACTCTTGGTATATCTCGGAGTAGTCGCAGGCGGCTACGTCGCGATCTGGGTGCTGGTATGCCTTTTTCAAGGAAGCTTCGAGAACGCCAGCATCTCTGGCTATTGCGCCGAGCACGGCTACCCGGATCACACCACCCTGTTCGACCCGCTGCCATTACCGTCGAACTTCCACGGGGTGTGCCGCAAGCGCGTGAACGGCACGGACGTCATGGTAACTACTACCGAACTCGGGCGGCGCTGATGGCGAGGATGATCCGCGTCAACTTCCCGCTCTGGTTCTACCTGCTGTGGGTCATGAGTATAGGCGCGATGGGCTTCGTGCTCGGTCGCCTGTTCTAGGGCAACTTCCGCGCGATCCCGCAGCTCTCGCAGATGCCCTCGCCCTCGTTGTTGACGGCCTTGCAGTACTTGTTGAGGCAGCGCCAGAGCATCCCGGCGGCCAGGGCGAGCGACTCGACGACCGGCGCCTCAGCCCGGGTCGCGCGCTGGAGGAGCTGGCGGACGACGGCGGCCCGGACGGTCACTCCAGCCGCCCCCTGACGTAGCCAAGCTCGAGCCGGACCTCGGCGACGAGGATGCGGACCTCCTCGATCTTGCGCTTCATCTCGCGGGCCTCGGAGTCGAGGATGGGCGACCGCTCGCCGACGACCTCGGCATCGAGCGCCAGGTCCACGAGGAGCGCGTTGGCCTCGGCGAGCTTGCCGTCGGTTGTCAACGGGCCCACCAGAGGACGACCGACACCAGGACGGCGGCGACGGCCCAGACGACCATGGACAGGGCCAGCCGGCGCACGGCCCGGCTCAGGTTCAGGACCTCTGTCCGCAACTCGGACAGGCCGGCCACGATCCCGAGCATCGTCACCCGATTCGCGGTCCCCGGGTGCGTCTCCTCCTCGTCCGGGTCCTGCTCGTATTCGATGCGGGCGCTGCCGTTGCTGCTGGTCGCGGTCGAGCGGGCCATACGTCTACTCCAGGGGCGGCTGCCGAATGTAGGCCCACATCCAGAGCAGGATCGCGACGTCGATCGGGATCAGGATGAGCCGGGCAGCCAGTGAGAGGTGGTCGGTCACTTCTTCCGGTGGTTCGCGAGGTCGGAAATCGCTTGCAGGTCGGCGGCGTCGGCGGCCGGGTCCTGGCCAGCGGGGCGGCGCTGGCTCTCGGCCTTCTTCACCGAGGAGCGGCCGGCCGTGTAGCCAAACGCGGCCAGCGCGGCGGACGCCAGCCCGACCACCTGCGCCGTCGTGCCGGTGCCGGGCAGAGCGCCAGAGGCGGCGGCCGCGCCGACGAGCTGCGCAGCGAGCGAGAGCCAAAATTCGGTCGTCTTCCATCCGGGCTTCATCGGGGGTTCCTTCTGCCGAACACGTCGGCCTTGGGTTGTGCGACCTCCGCCGCTCTTTGCTGGAGCGCGGCGTCGATCCGAACCTGCTCGGTGGCCAGGTTCCCGACCTTGACCGTGAGCGCCTTGAGGTCGCCCTGCATCTCGACCTGGGCCGCGCGGGTGGTCTCGACCTGGTCCGCGACCCCGCGCGCCTGCCAGATGACGGTGACGGCCGCGGCCACCATCGATCCAACCAGGCCCCAGATGCGGAGGCGCAGGCTCGCGAACGTCCGCGCCCCGGTCAGGAGCTTGCCCTCGCACAGCGATACCCGGTACTCCATCACGTCCGGGCTACTGGCCAGTCGGCGCGGATCCGGGGGCGTAGCGTCGTCGAAGTCGGCGCTCATGCCTCGTATTCCTCGAGGTGGACGCCGATGACGCGCCAGGAGCCGCTCGAGACCTTGGCCTGGACCCGCCAGGCCACGGTGGTCGCGGCCGGTGCGACCGCGACCGTCTTCCACTTGTCCGAGTCGGCGACGGCGATCCCGGTGAGGGCGAGGCTGTTCGTTCCATCGAAGAGGCGGACGTCGAGGGTTCCGGTGCCGGTGACGTTCCGGCCCTTCACCGCCAGCGTGCAGGGCACCGTGGTCCGCATCTCGGTGGTGTGGTTGTCGAGCGGCAGGTAGATGCGCGGCGCGGCCGAGAGGACGTCCACATAGGTCGTCGAGGAGATGACCGGCGCGACGCTGTCGCCGTAGTCGGGCTGAAAGCAGGGGTGGTGCGTGCCGGCGTGCCGCCAGAGCTCGTTGGCCGAGTCGATGAGGTCCTGGAGGTCGGCGGCGTAGATGGGCGCGTGCGTAAGGAAGGGCGACGGGTCGCAGGCGCCGGCGACCGTGTCATCAACGTGGCGGCCGAGCGTCCCCATGGCCATCGCGTAGGCGATGCGGATGCCGTCGTTGTAGGTGAGGTCGAGCTTATACTCGATGTTAGGGCTGAGGCCGGTGAGGGTGACCGACTTGTGGACGACGTCGTCCGGCACCACGGAGCTCGTCGTCGTGCGGCCGTTGAAGTAGACCTTGCTGTCGGCCATGACAACCGAGTCCGACAGCCGCGTGATCTTGCATTCGGCATAGGGGCTCGTGGCCGCGGCGTTGGTGCGAACGAGGCCGAGGAGGACATCGACCGAGGTCTGGTTGGGGCCGGTCCGGAAGTAGGGTGACCAGGAGGTACCCGCGGCGCCGCTTGCGCCCACCGCGTTGAGAGGCTGGCAGCGCGCCATGATGGCCCGGGTCTGGGTCGCGCAGATGTAGTTGAAGGCGTGCGCGACGCGGGCGAGGACGGAGGCGCCCGGGTTGAGACCGTTGTTCGCGTCCTTCTCCACGTGGAGGAGCGCAGGGACCGCCCGGGTGACGGCATGAAAGCTCATGAGACGACTCCGACGTAGAGCTCAGAGAGGGCGGTGAGCTGAGCTATCGAGGTCACGTCGCTGGTCTTGAGCTCGATCGATAGCCAGGTGCAGCCCGGGATGTCGGACATGACGATGTCGAGCGTCTGTTCGGTGAGCGCCGCGCCGGTTGCCGAGGTGGTGGTGAATTCGACCTGCCGGTAGGTACCCGGCGGCCAGGTGACCCCGGTCCGGCTCGAGCCACGCGGGTAGCCACGGCTCGAGGTGATCCGACAGGAGGCCGTCTTGCCTGCGGTCTGGCTGAAGAGCCAGGGCCGGATGTAGAGCTTGCGGCGGGCGTTCAGGTAGGGCGCTCCGCCGATGGGCACAGGATAGGCGCCCAGGAGCTCATAGCTCGTCGAGGTCGTGTTGAACGAGGTGTCCACGGTCCACGGCAGACTCACGGCCGACTTGAGCGACACCATGTGGTTGGCCATGAGGATGAGGTCGTGGACCAGGCCGGCATGGAGCGGCCGCCCGGCTGCGTAGTCGGCCGTCGGAATGAGCCGCGGTGCGGTAGTCGGGATCGAGCGGGTGAAGCCGAGGAGGTTGTCCGCCCCGTAGGCGTTCGGCAGCGCGAGCCCCTCGATGAGGTCGTCGGTCCCGGTCATGAACGCGCTGAGCTGCTGGCTCGCCTGGACTGCCGAATAGAGCTGGGGGACGACCCGATAACGCTTGGCCGTGTCGAACGTGGGTGACGTGAGCGTCGCGGTGAGCGTGAGAATGTGGTTGACCGTGTCGGGCGCGCTCGCGAGTACCCGGTCCCAGGCCAGGATGGATGTTGGGTCGGCCGGATCCACCTCCTCGATGCGCACCAGGTCGCCGGAAGCCCATCGCGTATCGTCCGTGGCATCCGACGAACGGCTGTAGTCATGGATGCGGATCTTGAGCTGCTTGGTGCTGCTCGAGTAGCCGGAGGTGAACGTGCCGGATGTGTAGGAGTAGTCAACCGATGCGCAGGGCGCGAGCGGGTAAACCCGATCCTCATCCACCAGCAGAAGCTGCACGGAGCCCGACAACGATTCGCCCTCCTGCCCGAAGTTGATGGTCTTCGACAGGCAGATGCAGCCGCGGTTGGAGATGCCCTGCCGGCCCGAGACCGGGTCGCGAACGTCGTTGTCACTGAACGAGACGGTGTCGCCGGGCGCGATGTGAAAGAGCGTCGGGGCGATGGTCCGCTCGACCAGGCGCAGGGGTTTCGCGAAGTGCGGCATCGCCCGCTCGAGGAGCTGGCCGATTAGGTGCTGGACCGCGATCCCAGCCTTGGCCTGGTCGGAGCAGGCGGACGGAAGCTCGATGACGGCCTCGCGCGCGGTGCCGCCGTAGTCGGAGACCGACGACGGATCGCGGCAGGTGACCTCGTTCGCATAGGTCCCGTCCGGGCGCCGATTGAAGCGGACGGTGACGACGTTCCGCAGGTACTCCTCGGTGACGCGCGCGCTCGCCCGGAGCATCCCCGGTTGCTCGGCCGGACCGGCCTTGTTGGTCTCGTCGAGCGTGTGCTCCGCGGTGAGCGGGTTTGGGCTCGGCAGCGTGACCAGCCGGTAGCCGCCATCCTTCCAGATGAGCCAGGCGAAGCGGAGCGCGAGCTCGGGGAGGATGTAATCGAGGAGCTTGGTCGGCTTGTCGATGACGA